AATAGCAGTGCCTAATATAGAAATAGCTTCCAACTTAGCTTTTGTAGCATCAGATAGATTAGAGTCATTCCACACGTTTACTGTGCTTTGACCACGAGGTTGGCTTGAGAAGTGAGCGTACAAAGATATTAAGCTTCTTGCTTCTTCTTCATTCCCAGTAAATGTGCCATTTGCAAGTTGCTGAAAGTTATTAGCAAGAGTTGTTGGAACAACACCCGACTCAATAACAGAATACAATCTCTGTGTAGCAGGTTGGCTATAGTCTAAAAGGTCAGTGCTTCGGAAGTAAGCATCTGAGTCCTCAACAGATTCAGCTATAAGTCTTTCAGAAAGATCACGATTAGATTTGCTGTCTTCTGTTTTTGTAGAGGAAAGCATTCTTGATATTTGCTCTTTGTTTTTGTTACGTTGAGCAATGCGACCCTCTTCAGTGCCAAGACGAGAGCTTAACTGAACAAGGCGAGATTCAACATAACCAGCACTACCAGCGCGTACTTTTGCAGTATCTACCGCATCAACAAGAGAAGGTGGTACACCCTCTTTATCATCTGGATTAGCAGCATATTGAGCAGCAGCAGCCAAGTCAGCCGATGTTACTTTTCTACGAGAACCATCTGCCTCAGTTACATAAGAACCAATTTGTGATGCAAGGAATACACTTACTGCTTGGTTGCGCCCTTCCTCAATGTATCTTGATTTTTGAGTCGGGCTTAAGAAGTCAAAGTCACGAACCCTAGTTTCAAATTCAGAAAGCAATTCGTTTGCAGTAACAGAAGATGTAGAGTTCCCAATATTCCGAATGTATCCAGTTGATAGCTCTTGTTGAAACAAAGCTTTCTCTGATGCAAACGCAGCAGTTGACCTTACGTCATCTGATGCAAAGTCACTCGTTACTCCATCAAGGAAGTTATTGTCATCAACCGTTGTAATTTGTAGCAATGCTTCGATTGCAGCTTTACCCTTGCCAGTCAATTCATCAGTAGACTGCCTATCTAAAGCACGGTTGATCATTGCTTTTACGCTTTGAGGATCACCTTCAATTGCTTCATAAGCAGCAGCAATCAATCTTTTTGCGTAAGCTTCTTTTACATCCTGTCGTTGCGCAGTAAATTCAGCAACCGTTGTTGCCGTACTTAAGTCTTCTGCGCGAGACTGAATTTGAGCTTGATCTGCATTGTAAGCACCAACAATAGAATCAACAGCAGCATCACTAGATATATCTGCATTATCTAGGATTGATACAGTCTTTGGCACATCAAGAACAACGTCTGTCACATAACGCTCATTTGCGACTTCAATCTCAAAGCGTCTAGCTTGAATATCTGAGTTGTAATCATCAGCTACAGACTTAGCGGAAGCGTCTGCATATCCAGATACAGCAGCCAAAGCATCATAATCTAAGACGGATGTTTCCTCGCCATCAATCTTAACGGTACGAAACATATACTTAGCAGCTTCATCAAAAACGTTTTTCTCTTGCGCACTAAGTCCAGTAGAGTCGCCAAGTTTAATTGCGCTTGCAACCTTACCCGCTGAGATGTGGCCCAAGTCTTCAAAGTTTTTATCAATAACACCTTGGGCGTAAGCAGCAGCAGCCGCTTGTCGATACTTAGATGAAGCACCTTGATTCAGTAAGAATGAATCCTCACCGTCACCAACACTGCCAACAATAGATTCAATAAGAACAGTGGCATCTTTGCCAAGCTTGGCATAGTCACGCACCGCATCTAGTCTGGCATCTGCATTCTCAATAATGGAATTGGCTGTGACTTGACGCTGCCTGTTAATCTGTTCTTCTTGCATATGAAGCGTAGTAGATGCAATGTACTGCGCCCCCTGCTCCATAATAAAGTTAGTATAGTAAGTTGGCTTACCATCGACCTCTGAGCCAAGTGCCATTGACTTAAGGTACTCGTCCATCTGTTGCTTGTATTGCTCGGCACCGTATGGATTGTTCTTAAACTTAAGAGCTATCTCACCAGCTTTAAGCTTTAGCTCATTTTCCATTGAGGATTGAAAGCGTTCTTTAACCACACGCTCATATGCCTCTGCTCCAGTACGACCAAAGAAACGGCCCTCACCAACCCAGTCTAAAGCTTTCGGTTTGCCAGTCTCAGGATTCAAAGCGATTATGTTGGCATCAGTTACTTCTTGTGCCATTTTCTCGCCTTGGATTCGTGCCTGACGACCCATTTCTTTTATGCCAACACTTGTTAGTTTTTGGGTGGCATCAGCAAGTCGAGAATACTTTTCACTTTCGCCAAGATTCATTCGTACAACGCCTACTGGCCCTGCGCTTTTTACTTGCCGTTTTTCTCTAATTACTGGCATTATCTACCTCCACCACCACCGCCTGTTTTAGGCTTTACTAAAGAAGGCCCAAGGTTCTGGGCAATATCAGCCATGTTTGTAAACAAGTTCGCAGTTGCTTGCGCCCTCATACCATCAGCTGTGTTCTGACCATAAGTGTAAGCAACCGCAGCTTGAGTGGCATACTTAGCTGAAAGTATCTCTGACTGACGATCAATCTCAGCAATGTCAGCAGCCGCAATATCTTGGTTACGTTTTAAAAATGCGTCAACCGATCTATCATCACGTTCAAGTTTGCCAGTCAAAAACGCAAAATTGCTTGCCTCTGCTTGAGTAAGTTCTTCTCGTCTTCTATTAGCTGCGCCAATTGCTTGTGCTTTAGCTAAGAACAACTCGTTAACAAACTGACGACCTTCTAGTTTGCCAACCTTCTCAGCTCTTTCAGCAGCAGCTTTTTGATAGTCGTAGCTCTTCTTTGCGCCAAAAAGGCTCAATCCAAATGTTGCTATTTCAAGTGGGCCAATAGGCATTAGAACGATACCTCCGCTACTATACCGTTTACTTGCAAGCTTAACGGTGCGGTTTGTGTAAGGGTGACTTGTGGATCGCGGCTATAGCCAAGCAATCTAAACTCTTTGTTTCCGTTGAACGGTGTTCTCTGTTGGCTAAAATCGCTATTGGTTCTGCGAATGATTAGCTTAGTGCCATTCACTGAAGCTGAGAGAGTGTCAGTCAAGTTGACGATTACGCTGCCAAGCGTTCTTTCTCTGCCAGTCTCAGGGCCAATTGCAGTATTTAGATCAATTGGGTTTGTCTTCAACTCAACATCAAAAGCAAAGCCAGCCTCACAAGAAGTTAACGCAGCGTCAACTGCGGATACATCTAAGTTGCCACTCGCAACGGTAAAGGTGCCAAGATAGTCAGACCCATTAATAACATCTAGCACAGCACCATCTTCAAAGAAGTTTGACACGTTAAACACGCCAGCAGTACCAGTGTATGTATCTGAGCAGTCTACATTGCTATCCTCATCCAACTGACAAAGCACATAGCTATTAGTGCCGCTACCCATATCTACTTTTAAGATTGCAAAGAGATGGTCGGCAACAGAAGTAATAGAGTGAAACTTACCCACCGTTTCAAACTTAGTCCAACCTGCAATGTTCTCAACACGATTCAAGTTGTAAGTAACAAGCGAACCATCCTGATTTAAAAAGAATACAGCAGCATCAGATGCACCCACTTCACTGATAGTAACCGCAGACTGAATCGGGTTGTTAATCAAATGAGAGGATAGCAATGAGATAGGGTCAGCTTTGTACGCATCTTCTGAGTCGCTATAGATAAACTGACGAACTGTACTGCCACCAAACTGAGTAAACAGCGTGGCACCATAGAACGGTTGGGGTCTGGCAAAGCTACTGCCAAAGGACGTTTGCCTCTTAACCACAGCATTCGTTGGCGTAATAGCTTGGTTCTGGAATGTTGGAATGTAAAACTCAGAGCCAGCAGTAAAGATGTGAATGTCACGGTTAGATACAAAGTGACGAATGGTTGCCACCTCACCAATACTCATAACAAGCTCAATGCTGTCATTATCTTGGGCTGTGCCAATATCAAAGTTGTAATATAAACCAGACTTACTTGCCCATACTGTATCAGGCTGAGAAGTGGTTCCACCAAACCACAATCTGTTTTCATGGAATCCAACGGCAGCAGGGAAACCTCTTAGCTCAGAGTATGACTGCTCATACCATTGTTCGGTTGCTGCGTGAGTAACAATCTCAATGTTGCCGCCACCATCTTCCGTTGTGTTTGCGGCTGCACCCGCAGTGACCTCGAAGATATTTTCGTCAACAATAGCAGTGATTGAGCGAGCGCCGTTAATCTGACTAGCGTTAATCCCGCCTACTGCAGTAGCATTCCTAATCGTAATGCTGTCACCAACAGCCATACCGTGATTGATTTGCGTAATCTTAATGTCAGAAGAACCATCAACAGTACGAATGGCATCAGGATCAAGTGAAGCAAACAATTCATCAGTCACCGTTGCACTTGCAGTTGTGCTATTAGTAACTGAATTAATGGTTATCTCTGAGCCATGATAGTAAAGCTTAACACCATTATGCTTGCCTGTTGTGTCAAAGTAAGCTGCACTTGTTGTCAGTGTAATGCTGCCTGTTGTGCCAGACGGATCAAGGGTGACACCACTTGCTTGGAACTGATAGTAAGGTTGATAGGTCTTGGCCCCACCCGCTCGAACCTGAAACTCAAACGGCTGAACTTCAAAACTACTTAGACCTGTACGCACAATCTGTTGGCATTGGAATGTAGGATGGCACAAGAAAAGAATGTCACCACCTTGAGCGTAAGTAATCTCATGCAGATATTCCTCAGTCCAAGGAACAGTCGCTCCATTAATATCTGTTGTTACACTAGCGACACTGCTTACAACACCAGTCTCAGGGTGAATGAAAAAGAACTCTGCTTTACCATCACTTAGCGCAGTGACATACTGCTCATCGTCTGAGAAGTTGAATGGAATAATTCTCACTTGCTGCGTAATGCTTGTATCTTCTGTCACGCTAGTAAAGTCGTGCAGAATCTTAAATCCACCACGTTTCTGAACGCCGCCTTCTGACATAAGAAAGAAGTTCTTAACGCTTTGCGCAGAGGAATTGTAAATAGCTGAATCCGTCCTTGATGACAGGGACGGACTAATCTCACCATACTGAAAGTTTGTCAGTGGGATTCTGGCTTTCTGCATTAGCTTCTCCTATTAGTAATAAATCGAGAAGTAATAAGCTTCCGTGTGCTTTGCTGTTGTGAATCAATAGATCGCGCTTTTGCCAAAGCGATATTGTACTGTTGATTCATTAAGTTTGCTAAACCTTGGTCACGAGCAATAGCTGTCGAGAACACAGTTGCCATTGCGTATTCTACACATACTGAGAAGTAAGAAGGCCAGTCTTGCTCTTCTGCGCGGTAGGTGTAGTCAATAATTAGTTGGTCTTGTGGGCCAGCGTCACAGTAAATCTTGTCGCCGTAAATATCATATTCAATCTGAAAATCGTTTACTGTCACTGCGTGAACAAACAAATATCCAGATGGCAGTTGATAAGCTGCATCAAACCGACCAGTTGGTGCATCGCTTAATCTGTTGAGAACAGCTTGGTTTGTTGAAAAACGCCAGCGTGTAGATGTTAAGTTGGAACGAGCAATGTCTTCATACATGTTGCTCGAAACTAGGCCTTCTGTAGTATCATCCTCAAACGAAGTAATTGGCTCTGCGCCAATCAGGATCAAAGCCCTACTACAAATATCAATGCCACTGTTTGCTGCCGTACTTGCCATATCAACCTCTTAGATGAATGGGGGCCGAAGCCCCCACCATATTAGTTGTTGTCTAGAACTTCATAGATGCCGTTGTCGTCGATAGCGACTGAACCCATTGACATCATTGATGTTGCTAGGTGTGCAACTTTCTGTGGTACATAGTTAACCTCTTTCTGTACGTCAGAGTTAATGCCGATACCAACCGCAGTTGTGTGGTACGCAAAGTTCTTACCACCAGCTACAGCAGACGTTGAGAAAATCTTGAAGCCCAAGAACTCTTTCATTGTCATGCCGCCAGCAAACGGTAGGTTTTGCGGGCCAACAAAGTCTGATGATGCAAACTCGTTGATGTTGAACAAGTCAGCGAAACCAGCAGGTGACATAGCGATGTAACGCTGTCCATCTTCTGGAATGTCAGCAGTACCAAATGTTTCAAACAATGTTAGCAAGTCTGCTTTACCCAATGCGCCAGATGTATCTGCAATTTGAGTAGAGTTTGCACCTGCGTCCATTGCAGCAACAATCAATGCGTCTGTTTGGCGACCTAGAGCCGCAGCCGCAGACTGAGCGACAGCTTGACGTTCATTGATGTTGATTTTCAATTCGTCAAGTTTGTCGATGTATTCTGCTGCATAGTAGTCAGACATTGTTGCTTCAACATTGGTGTGCGCTAGTTCCATTGTGGTCACATCACCATTGCGTGTTTTAGTAGAAGCGGCACCTGTGCCGATCTTCTGGAATCGAGCTGTTGAGCCTGTCACATTCGTCGAACGAATGGTGTTCCGTAGCTTGGAACCCATACGCTGGTACGCCATGTGAACCTCAGTCTCAAACTGCTTGATGAAGGCTTGGTCAATTGTATTAGCCATTTTAACAGTCCTTGTTTGAGTTTCCTGATTGCCACGGGTATCCGCGCTCTCATCTCAATTCGGGTATCCTGTTAAGGGCCGATCAATGCACTACGGGCCGCAATGACTTATCCGTAACACTATTTTCTATTAAAATGCAACGCACAAATTCAACATAGCGATCATCTTCTGTTATGCCACAGGGTTCAAAGCCAAGCCATACAGCCCAATTTAACATATGCTCAAAGCTAGAGAAGACCGTCATTGTCATTACTGGATGCACTTCATCAAACATCCCAAGCATTGCTTTGGACATTTTAGCAGTCAGAACTACGTTTCTTGCTAGGTTGTTGGCAAACATACAAAACATCTGTGGTGACTCACCGCCAAACCAAAGGCCACCAACAAATGTTATATCGCCATCTTGATTGCGACAGACGTAAGCCTCTGAATTGTTATACATTTCTGTAAGGCAATGATGTGGGCTTTCGTATCCAAGCTCAATCATTTCCTTTGCATTATAAGGATGCACACACTCATAGAACTCTTCTATGTGGTAATGTTGCATGGGGGTCAGATAAGCCAACCCCCTTTTGATTACTTTAGCTTCTTGTAAACTTTTGCCAACCATCATCAACCTGCTTTACATAATCCATGTCTCTACGCGCTGGATTCCAGTAGCGTTCATCTTGCATCATGCTTCGCAAGCTTTCCTCTGTAATCTGGTCAACAGGTGCTGATTCGCCATTTACTGAGGCACCTTTGACTTGATCCATAATAAACTCAAGTGCCATTACCCCATCGGCTGTTTCTGTCAGACGTTCAATAGAAGCCATATGCTCTTCTGGGAAAAACTTGTTTGAGAACAATGCAGCCGCTTCCAGTCGCGCATTTGCATTGTCACCAAGCTTACCCATCTCTGCTTCTACGTCTGGCACATCAGCATTCATTGAGCTAATTACCATCTCAATGCCTTTAGAGAACTCGTCTTGGCTAAAGCCATTCTCGTATGCAAGCTCTGCCCACCATTTAACAAGATCGCTGTCTACGGCTTCGCCTTCGTCAACAAAGTCTGGCAGTTGATAATCACCCGCTGACTCTGGTCGATCCTTGTATGCTTCTGCATTTAGTTCTTCAATGAACTTGTCACGGAACTCTTCTTCGCGTGTGCCAAGCTTAGACTCCAATTCCTTGTATGCCTTAGCTAAGTCTTCGCCTGATTTGTATTTCTCAGGTAGCCATTCGGGACGTTCTGGTTGAACGTCCTCGGCTACCACAAAGTCGCGTTCTTCCGCTGGCGGTAAGCCTTCTTCTTGTGCTGGCGTTTCTGTTACTTGCTCATTCATTTGATCTTATGCCCTCTCTGAACATGTCGTTCTATCAGGCCAACAATGTGACGCTGACCCTCAAGATGACGCAGTGCTGCGTCAGTAATCTCAGGGCCACCAACCATTTCAATTGTAATACTACGCAAGTATTTTAAGACTTCCTGACCAGTAGGTTCTGAGAATAAAGAAGCTATGTTCAGGCTAATCTTGTCTTCATCTGCTTTGGTTCGATGTATTCCATCTAATCCAATATGACTATTCTGCGGCAAGCTGTGGTCCTGCGACTTGTTGCTGTTGTTGCATCTGCTGCATTTGCTGCATCATTGCAACTATCTGTCTACGATCTTCTGCGTCACGAATCAAGCCCTCTGGTACACCAAACTTTTTAGCAAGGAATACTGCTGTCTCTTCTGAGTCGATCAATATGTTGGTCATATCAGGGCCAAAGTATCCATTTACTAACTCTAAGAAACGAGAAACAGATGTAATATCTTGGTTTGATTGCGCTTGCGCTAGTGGAGATACAGAGCGAATCTTTACCTCACGACCATTTACAGTTGGTATTTCAATGCGTCCTTGCTTCTTCAAGATATGAATAACGCGCTGCAATACTGGCTGCACCAACTCAGCTTGAAGACGACCAAAGGCAGAGCCAATACGACGAGACAAGTCTGCCATACGTTCAGCTACTTCGGTGGCAGACGCAGGTGTGCGGTCTGGATTGCCAAGCATATCATTGTATAAAGCACGTTTAATATTCAGACGCATGTCACTTAGAACAATATCAGCTACATCAAAGCGACCAGCCGCCTGTACTGGCTGCAATCCAACAGACTGTGGTGACTTAGGAATGATAGTCCCTGGCACTAGGTTAATAGTATCAGGGTTAATAATGCCATCATCGTCCATTTGATAGATGCCAGATATAGCCATCTGCGCATTCTCAAGGATTAGCTGGATAGTAAGGTTGGTTGTTTTGATTGCAGACAACGCATTGATTAGCGGCCCACGACCATAGACTTCACCCGCACACTTAGACCAACGGAAGCAAACGTATGGGTTAGACCCCACGCCGTTAAAGTTTTCATCCATAATGTAAGTCTTAGTGTTCATATCAATTACATAGTAGAGATATGCTTCTTGGTTTTTCTTTGTGTAATCTTTGCAAACTACCTCAAGCAATGTGCATTTACCTTCTGGATCACGAGTAATGCGCTGCTCTACACGCGCATCAAATGTTCCCTTGGGATACATATACTTTAGGTCTGAGTTACGAATGCCTTTACGTTCACGGAACACATGGTCAATCTTATCATCTGGGCCAGTATCCAATACCACATGTGGTAGCGGGATTGCTGAGAAGACAACAGGATTTAAGGCATCACCTTCCTCGACACAGAGAACGCCTGTACCAACAGCCAAGTCCATGAATGACTCGTGTACTTCTTGACCAAAGTTTGAGTTTTGCAAAATCTCAAAGACATACTCAGTCACTTCATCAAGATCATTGTCTACAATGTCACGCTCTTGTGGGGGAATCTCTGATCCAGCAGCTAGGTCTGCCCAACGTGCAAAGTTAGGAACAAGACCAGACTGTAGGCGAGAT